TATTTCAAGAAGGGCTACACTACTCGTGATATTCCGCATGATGAGTTGTTGGAGTATTGCTCTGCTGACGTACATGCTACGCAGCAGTTGTGCGATAAACTTATGCTAAGGCTAAACAGCAATGAAGACAGCAGCTTACGTGGTACAGTTGACCTTACTAATCAGGTAGCTGTCTGTCTGTCACGCATATATCAGCGTGGTTTTGCAGTTGACACAGGCTCTCTAAACACTGTGCGGCAGGAGTTTGAGCAGGAGCGAGATGATCTTCAGCGTGATCTTCAGTCACACGTGCGTAAACTTATGGGTGACACTCCTATTAATCTAAACAGCCCGGAGCAATTGTCTTGGGTTGTGTATGGACGTAAAGTATTGGACAAGCAGTATTGGGGCAGTGTCATTGACCCATATATGGATACTGCAGATTTCCGCAGTCTTGTTTCCAGTGGTACAGAACGCCTTTACAAGACAAAAGCTACACAGTGCAGTGAATGTAACGGAAGAGGCAAAGTGCGTAAGACTAAGAAAGACGGCTCACCTTTTGCTAACGCCACTAAGTGCAATTCTTGTGGTGGTTCTGGCTATCACTTTATATCGACCAAAGAATATGCGGGACTAAAGTTTAAACCGCCATCTGCCAAGTGGGCTAGTGCGAATGGTTTTAGTACAGGTAAGCAAAAGCTAGAAGTTCTTGAGGGTACAGCACGTGCCAAAGAAATGACAGATGCCGTAGACTTCCTGTCAAAAGTTCGACGCTTGTCTGCTGTGGATACGTACCTATCGTCTTTTGTAGAAGGTATTCGTATGTACACTAAACAAGATGGAAAGCTTCATGTCCGGCTGCTGCAGCATAGGGCATCTACAGGACGACTATCTAGCGTTGATCCTAATATGCAGAACATGCCCCGTGGCGGTACATTCCCTGTCAAGAAGGTGTTTGTATCACGTTGGGAAGGTGGCAAGATTATGGAAGCCGACTTTGCGCAGCTAGAGTTTCGCACTGCCGCATATTTATCACAGGATGGAGTTGCAATTGAAGAAGTATCTACTGGGTTTGATGTACACAGTTACACCGCTAAAGTTATTACCGATGCTGGTCAGCCTACGGATAGGCAGACTGCAAAGGCTCACACGTTTGCACCGCTTTATGGCGCAACAGGCTTTGGGAGAACGCCAGCGGAGGCAGCATACTACGAACACTTTACGAAAAAGTACGAAGGAATCGGGTTATGGCACTCCAAATTGGCTAAAGAGGCTATAAGCACACAGAGAATTACCACTCCATCTGGTAGGCAGTTTGATTTCCCTGATGTGAAACGCACTGCAAATGGCAGGGTTAGTAACTTTACTCAGATAAAGAACTACCCAGTGCAATCATTTGCTACTGCAGACATTGTGCCTATAGCCTTATTGCATATTGATAAACTTCTGGAGAATATGCAGTCATGCGTGGTAAATACTGTACACGATTCTATCGTTATTGATGTTCATCCAGATGAAGAAAGAAGTGTAATAGATGTTATTACACAGACAAACAAAGAACTACCGGGCTTGATTACCATGCGTTGGGGTATGGTGTTCAATGTACCTCTGCTATTAGAGGCTAAAATCGGGCCAAATTGGCTTGACACTAAAGACGTAACATGATATAACTACGACTCTTAAACTGAAGAAAAGGAGAAATAAATGACACAGGTTACTACAATCGACACTAACAACTATGCGGCAATGGCTAAGTTAACAGGCATTGCTAGTGAGGGTACGGGTAGCAAGGGAAGCACCCTAGCCCGTATGCGCATCAATCATTCACCTATTCTGGGTGATGAGTCTATCCTTGTAAAAGGCGGCACCTACAAGCTAGACATTCCAGATGGCCCCACTTACTACGCACCGTCAATTAAAATTCGTGCATTCTTGCAGCGTTTTATGTATAAGCGGTGGACTTCTGACGGCTTCGTCAAAACACTCATGGCTGATAATCTTGAACTTGATCTGAAAGATAATTTCGGTGGTTTTAACTGCGGTAAACCTGCCGGATACGTCAAGGACTTCAAGGCACTAAAACCTGAACTGCAAGAACTTATCAAGCAAACTAAGCGTGTAAGAGCAGTGTTTGGTACAGTGGAGATGTCTAGCCCAGTAGATGAGAAGGGTAAAAAGGTATCCCTAGAACCTACCCCATTCATATGGGAGATAGATAACCGGGAGGCTTTTGACGAGTTGGGGAACACCTTTAAGCAGCTTGCCAAGATGCAGCGTCTTCCAGTGCAGCATCCCATCACACTAAATACTGATGAGCGTAAGCTACAGACAGGTGGAAAATACTATGTTCCTATCTCTTCACTTGATCTGACGACTACTTTGGAGATGGACAATGCAGATCAAAAACTTGCAGGAGACTTCTTATCGTGGATTGAAAACTACAATGTCTACATTGCCAATGCTTGGGACGAAAAGAAGCAAGCCCAGATGATGGATGAAGAAGACAGTGACATTGTAGATGATCTTGTCGATATAGAAGTTGAAGAGGTAGCATAATGAATCACCCTGCTGAACTGGCTGTGCATCAGTACATGGAGAACGCTGTTAAGGGTAAGTCCTCAATGTCAGAGGATACCATTAAACAGGTAGGTCAAGATGTAATGAACGCACTTCAACGCCAGTTTGGTGGGGGTAACAAGCGTGACAAGTTTGGTCTGCGTATGTCAAACGTAGGTAGGCCAACTTGCCAGCTTTGGTTTGAGAAGAATGAACCAGAGAAAGCGTTACCCTTTCCAACAACATTTGTAATGAACATGATGCTTGGAGACATCGTAGAGGCGGTCTTCAAGGGTCTTCTAAAAGAAGCAGGAGTGCAGTATGAAGATGATGAAAAGGTTACTCTACAGCTTGACGACGATACATCCATCACTGGCACCTATGATATTGTTATTGACGGTGCTGTTGATGATATTAAGTCAGCATCTAATTGGTCGTATACTAACAAGTTTGAATCTTTCGACACACTAAAGAAAGGAGATGCTTTCGGTTATGTAGGACAGCTTGCTGGCTATGCAAAAGCGTCAGGAAAACGTGCAGGTGGATGGTGGGTAGTGAACAAAGCTAACGGCCAGTTTAAGTACGTACCAGCTACAGGCATGGATGTTGAGGAAGAAGTAGGTAAGATCAAAGAGACATCAGATGCGGTTGAAGCTAACAAGTTTGAACGCTGCTTTGAGGCCGTGCCTGAAACATTTCGTGGTAAGCCTACAGGTAATACTATGCTTGGTACAGAGTGTGGTTTCTGTCGCTATCGTTTCTCGTGCTGGCCGGAAATACAGGAACTACCTGCAGTAGCATCACAGGCTAAGAACCCTAAAACAGTTGCGTATGTAAGTCTGGCTGAAGAGTATGCCTAACTACAAAGCATTTCGTGCGGCACGAAAATATGGGTATAGGAGTGGATTAGAGCATAAGCTTTCCGTTTATCTAGATGAACTCAAAGTCAAGTACGACTACGAGAACATAAAAATTGAGTGGGAAGACTTGGCCTACCGCACCTATACTCCTGACTTCATACTGGACAACGGTATCATCATTGAGACGAAGGGCATGTTTACGGCGGCTGATAGACGCAAGCATCTTGCAATCAAGAAGCAGCATCCTAAGTTAGACCTTCGTTTTGTATTTGAAAACAGTAGACGTAAGCTACGTAAAGGTGCTAAGTCTACATATGCAGAGTGGTGTATTAAATACGGGTTTAGATACTATGACCGCATCATTCCCGAAGATTGGCTAAAGGAGAAGGGTAAAAACAATCACCCTAAGTTTATCAAGTTTAGTGGAACCAAAGTGAAGAGGAGATGAGCATGACAGATCATATGACATTTGAAGATGAGGACTTTGTAATTCGTGTAAGACCTACCGTATCGGACGAAGACTGGACAGGTGAGATAGACATCTCTATTATTTCTGGTCCAGATAATCCTATGGATGATGAAAGCTACTCACAGCTAATGCACTTTTGTAAAATGATGTGTGCTACAGTACCTATCATGGAACAGGACGAAACAATCCGTAATCTTGTTCACACATATGTCATGGAAGTTGTTGACAACGAGATGGGTATTGATGTAGAACTTGAGGAAGAGTTGGGTGTAGAGAAAACGTACGATGGTAATGTTGTACATCTCAACTTCAACAGTAAGACCGGGGGCAATGCCTGATGAGGCATGAGCAGTACATGAAAAACAAACTAGCTGAAGATGAGGAGAAATTGATGGATGAGTATTACACAAAGCAAATGAAAGATACAAAGACAGATATGGTCAACAGTCCTTCGCATTACAATCAATCAGGTATTGAGTGCATTGCTGCTATTCAGGCTGCGCTAGGACCGAACTTCAAGTATTACCTACAGGGTAATATTATGAAGTACATGTGGCGTTTTGACTACAAGGGTAAGCCGCTTGAGGATTTGCAGAAAGCACAGTGGTATCTTAACACACTTGTAGAAGATGTGATGGCGAGTGATGAGAGTTAAGGTATACATCAACATTGACATTGACCCTGAAGAATATCCTATACCTGCCGATGAGGACGTAGGCACGGAGATCGAAGACGGCATAAAAGAATACTTCTATGATGTAGAAGGTGCCGAAATACGCAACATAAAAACATTAACGGAGTGAGAAACATGAACAACTATTTACCAACAGACTACCAAAACTTCATTGCTCTTTCACGGTATGCCCGATGGAAAGAGGATGAGCAGCGTCGTGAGACATGGGGTGAGACAGTCGCACGATACTTTGATTATATGACACAGCATCTCAAGAGTAAGCACAAGTATGTCCTGTCGGATGAACTGCGTGGTGAACTTGAGCAAGCTGTGTTAAACCAAGACATCATGCCAAGCATGAGAGCATTGATGACCGCTGGACCTGCGCTTGACCGTTGTCATGTGGGCGGTTACAATTGCTCTTACGTACCTGTAGATAGCCCTCGTGCCTTTGACGAGACTATGTACATACTCATGTGCGGCACTGGTGTAGGCTTCTCAGTAGAACGTCACAACATTGAGAAGCTACCTGTCGTCAACGAAGACATGCATCTTAGTGATACAGTCATCAAGGTTGGCGACTCTCGTCCGGGCTGGGCCAAGTCACTGCGTGAACTAATCTCTCTCCTCTACGCAGGACAGATACCCCAATGGGATACGTCAGAGGTTCGTCCTGCTGGCGCACGTCTCAAGACCTTTGGTGGTAGAGCAAGTGGCCCAGCCCCACTTGAGGAACTGTTTGAGTTCCTTGTGGAGAAGTTCAAGGGTGCAGCAGGTCGTCGCCTGTTCCCCATTGAATGTCACGACATCATGTGTAAGATTGGTGAGGTTGTAGTCGTAGGCGGTGTACGTCGTAGCGCACTCATCAGCCTGTCCAACTTGAATGATGACCAGATGGCACATGCCAAGTCAGGTATGTGGTGGGAGAATGAAGGACAACGTGCGCTGGCTAACAACAGCGTAGCCTACAAGGGCAAGCCAGAGATGGGTACATTCATGCGTGAGTGGGTATCCCTGTACGAAAGCAAGTCTGGTGAACGTGGTATCTTCAATCGTAAGTCAGCACAGGTACAAGCAGCTAAGAATGGGCGTCGTGAGGTAGAGCATGATTTCGGATGCAACCCTTGCAGTGAAATTATCTTGCGTCCGTACCAGTTCTGTAATCTGTCAGAGGTTGTTGTACGTGCATCAGACACACAGCAGACACTGACTGACAAGGTTCGCCTTGCCACTATCTTGGGTACGTTCCAGTCTACACTGACTGACTTCAAATACCTGCGTAATATATGGAAGAAGAACACAGAAGAGGAACGCTTGCTTGGTGTATCACTGACAGGTATCATGGATAATGACATGATGGCTGGTAAGTCAACGCATCTGGGCAAGAACATTGGGGCCACACTCAATGCACTCAAGGAACAGGCGATTAAAACTAACGCATCTATGGCACGGCAGCTTGACATTCCACAGTCAACAGCTATTACCTGTGTCAAGCCTAGTGGTACAGTCTCGCAGCTTGTTGACAGTGCCAGTGGCATTCATGCCCGTCACAACCCATACTACATCCGTACTGTACGGG